ATAGAACTTAATGTGCTTACGGCGTTGCTTGCCATTGATCTAACAACGTTAACGATAGCGTTCCAAACTGATGAAACAACGGACGAAACAGCGTTCCAAATTCCAGAAACAATACCAATTAATCCATTCCATATTGAAGATACTGTGTTAACTGTAGTTGTTACGATTGCCGTAATTGTTGTTAGTATGGCGTTCCATATGGCTGTTGCAACCGCTATTATCCCGTTCCATATAGCGCTTATAATTCCTGTAAATCCGTTCCATACAGCTACTATTCCGTTGACGATTCCTGTTACAACGCTAACTAATACATTCCATATAGTGGTGAAAAGAATAACGTTCGCTTGCCAAAAGGCAGATAGATAAGGAGCCAAAAAGTTCCAAGCTGCTACAATTCCATTTACGATCGTTGTCACTACCGCGACCAATCCATTCCATATTGCTGAGAAAACAGCCGTTATCCCAGACCAAAGTGCTGAAAGTATTGCAATCAATCCGTTCCAAGCAGCTATTATTCCGTTTATTATTCCTACAACAGAGATAACTATCCCATCCCATATTGTGCTGAAAACCACTACAATACCTTGCCATAGTGCGCTAAGAACCGCTACGAAACCAGCCCAAGCCATTTGAATACCTAATATAACTGTTTGAACGATAATTAGAATCGTGTTCCAAATATCTTGGAAAATAGATACTAAGTTATCTAACGATGATTTCAGAAAATCAACGAAAGCCGCCCACCATTGTTTACCTGTTTTAGTCATGGTAAAGAAATAAACCAGTCCAGCTACCAGGGCGACAATGGCTGTAACAATCAAACCAATCGGGTTAGCTCCCATTACAAAGTTGAACAGTGCCATAGCCCCTTTTGCTACCATTATCGCCGTTTTAATACCATTAAAAATGCCAGCAACAATTGAATATGCTTTAAATGCCACAAATAAAGCGGCAGCCGTAACAACGACCGTTTGTATGATGTCCTTAACTGCTTGTATTTTCATAAGTGCACCAACAAAATTCGCCACAGCTCCAATGACGTTAGAAATAATGGTTACTATGTTACCAATTAACGTTCCAATATTAGTAAATACAGAAGAAGCACCGTCTATGCTCTTGAAATTGTCATATAGGCTCTTAACTATGTCTATTGCTGCTTGCACAATAGAAATAACAGCGTTAACAACGTCAACGACAGCATTCCATGCTGATTGTATGGCTCCGGTGTTCAAAAATCCATTGATTAAATCGACGATAGCCGAACTCAAAAATCCCGCTACTGTTTGAATTCCGGTGAATATTCCAGTAACAAAGCTCCAATTGGCGCTTATTTTTGATGTATTACTGATTACATCAATAACAGAACTAACTACGTTTCCTACAGAAATAACAACGTCCATAATAGCGCTAAATACAACGATTATTGTATCCGTCAACACAGAAAAGTCAAACCCTTGAACTACCTTTGTGAATGAATTTGTTATTTGACTGGCTAAATCGATAAAGCCGTTAATTGCTGTAGATACGAAAGATACTATTGTATTCGTTATAAATGTAAATACAGGAGCCAGCGCATTAGCAACAGCGATAATTCCCTTTATTCCAGAAATGATAACATCAGACAATGCAGAAAAGTTAATCGACTTAGCCATGTTTAGAAAGACGTTGGTAACAAATGTTGCAAATTGTTGGAACAGTCCAACGGATCCACTCGTAAATGAACTTATTGTTTGCTTTGCAAAATCAAATGCCGGTGCCAATCCGGTCGTTATTGCTTTACCAATATCAGCTATTGAGTTTCTAAATTGTTCGCTTGTTTGATAAACATAAGCAAACGCAGCAACCAAAGCCGCAATAGCAACAATTACTAATCCCAAAGGACTAAGAAACAATCCTTTTATAGCCGTTCCAACTGCACCCATTGCAGAACCTATTTTAGTAGAAGCAGTTAAAAATGATCCTGTAGCCAATACAGCAGCGCCGATAACAGGAGACAAACCTAAAAAGGTTCTAATACCACTACCAATAGCACTGTTTGTTGTTGTTGCCCATGACAATGCACTATTCATCATATCGACTATCGAACCGACCACGCCAGAACTAGCAGACATAGCCGTGTTTCTTAATGATTCCCAGTTACCACCAACTTGTTCAATCTTAGCACCCAAGTTTTTCTGCATTTCAGTAGCTTGGTCTTTAAGAAACGATGTAGCCGTTGCTGTATCGCTTGAAGCTCCTTGTAGAGCCTTGCTATATGCGCCCCAGCTTGTAGCCGTATTATCTGTTGTATCTTTAACAGAATTCATTAAAGGCAATATAGCAGCCATTCCAGAAGAACCAAACATTGTTTTCAACGCGGCTGCTTTTTGAGACGATGTCATACCGTCCATCGAATCACCTATCTCATTTAATATTTGAGGTAGTGGTTTCATATTACCTTGCGCATCAGTCATCGAAAGTCCCAACGCAGCCATCTGCTTAGCGCCTTTATCCGACGGTGCTTGCATTAACAACAAAGCGTGGTTTAAGTCTTGTGAAGCCTGTGCAGCGCTGAAACCTTTGTTAGTCATTAATCCAATTGCTTCTGATATATCTTGCATGCTTATTCCAGCGTTAGAAGCTGTACCGCCAATAGTAGCCAAAGCTTGTTGCATATCTTCGATTGATGCGTTAGATAGGTTGGCTGTTTCGGTCAATATAGCAGCCGCTTGTTGAGGACTTTCCAACGAATCTCCCCATATATTCATTGCTTGCTGAACAACACTCGCCGTAGTCTGTAAATCAGCACCGGCAGCAGTAGCAGCTTCCGCAATAGCAGGGAACTCTTTTTTAATGCTATCAAGTGAAGCGCCATCTTTAGCCATAGATAACATGGCGTCAGCAGCATCTTGCGCACTCAATGGCAAGTCAGCACCCATCTTGTTGGCAACATCTGCTAAGCCTTGAATATCTTTAGCGGTGCCACCTGCAACAACGGCAGCGGAGTTAAGCGACTGCTCAAACGATCCATAAGACTTAACAGATTTAACCCCCATAGCTGTAACGGCAGCACCAGCAACCGCCATTGTTTTCCCAATGCTAGAAACAGCGGAAGAAATACTTTGACTACTCGATTCAGCAGATTTTTCGAATCCGCTCATTGAAGCAATCGCTTGCTTTATATTGCTTTGGAACCCAGATATATCAGCTATAAACTGTGCTTTTACTTCTTGTTCGCTCATTCTTGTTTTCCATTCCCATTAATCATAGCCAAAATGTTCAGGTCTCGTTTATCATACTTGCTTGCTCTCTCGTTTGATTCCTCAACCTCAGCAGCGAACTTGTCTGGCTCGTAATGTTTTTGTATGCGTTTAATTGATTTCTCGTAAGCTTTGCCATAGAATTTTTCAAACTTATCATACATAGGTGATCCGCCTTTACCCTTTGTTGCTTTGGCAATTTGGTGCGCCCACGCTTGCTCATGAACGTTTAATCGTGCATCTTCTTTTCTCAATTCAGACGCTTCCATGTATATCTCGTATTCAGACATTGTCATACGTTTAATCACGTTAATATCATTTATATTAAAATAGCGCAACCCGTTAACGAGTAACTCCCGATACGTGATTGCGCTATTCTTTATTGTGCTTTTTGCTCCGCTGCTGCTAGAGCTTTCATTTTTCCTGAAGTGGCATTTGATTGCTTCAATTCTTCAACGACTTCATCAGCTAACGTATCAATGTCTTCTACTTCATCAATCCAATCTTCCAATTGGCTAACAGTCAATCTTGGATTCTCTGTTTCATTAGCTACCTTTAAAATATCAACCAATGATGTAATATCATTTGCGTTGGCAAGCTGTGCAATCTTGACAGAAGCACCAACACCAAACTCGATGCCGTTTTGTTCCGTCTTGATTGATTCGTCTAGTTTTCGTACAAAGTGAATCCCAAACTTGAAGTTATAATTCTTTCCGTTAATTTCCTTAGTAAGCATTCAAATGCCCTCCTATTTCCTTATTAAATTATTCACCGCTTGCTGCAACCTTAGAAAGGTCACGGAAGTCATACTGGTTACCACCAGCAGTTACTGTAAATGATCCAGTACCATCTTGTGGTTTGCCGTCAACGGTTACTTCAACCTTAGCAGTCATAAAGTCATCAGCGTCTGCCGATTCATCAAATGAGCTAACATGTCCTTGCATATATTCCATTTCATAATTGCCGTCAGTAGTTGGACGGTCAAGGAAAATACGCCAGTATTCCATTAAGTCGTTATTCTTCAAAGCATCTTTTTGCGCTTTAAGAACGGCAACATCGCTTGAAATCATTTCAAAGCTAAGATCGTATGTGTCGTTTCCTGCTGAGAAAATTGTACCGTCTTTAGTGGCTGTGTCGTTTTGGTCTCGTGAAGCTTTTAATTCGTGAGTGGTCTCATAAGAGAACTTAACACCCTCAAGAGCTGCTTCATCTGACTTTTTACGACTGGCGATAATTACTTTTCCACCATAATCTGTGTTGTCTGCCATTTTGTCTCCTAATAAATTTTATAAGTTACATCTAGCGTTGCATGCCAGATGGTTGTGTTGTCTAATGATTCTTCTGCCGTTGTACTAGCTGTTACATCTGGGTCAACAATCATCTTGTAGTTAGTAGTAGAGTTTAAGTTGAATAAAGTCTCATAAGCTTGTGACTTTAATTGGTCTATTGTCCAGCGTTGGTTTTCGCTTCCATAGAAGTTTAACACCACTGACACCCTAGACCGCAAACGGCTTTTTACAGCAATCGTTTGCAACGATGTTGCTCCAACGTAACAAAACGGCATAATGCTAATAGCTGATTTGTCTGAAAAGTTTGGTAACTTTGTTTTAATAACCGTTCCACTATCATACAGCGCTTTACTAACGGATTCATATACTTCTGATTCAGGAGTGATAATCATTTCAAAGCCCCCCGAATGTCTCGCTTAAATCCAATCGACTGTGCTTGGAATGATGTAGACATAAACCCAGCTTGACCGCCATTAGGGTGATTAAGCTTCGTGTCAAACTCTTGTCTAGCACCGTAATTATAGCCACGGTTCATAGCATTTGCTGTTACCGTTCCAACAGAACGAGTAGACGTATCTTGAAAAGCAATCGTTGTGCTACGCTTCAAGTTTCCTGTTTTAACAGGCTCTAAACGTTGTGCTTGCTGTTGGGTTGCTGTTGTATATTGTCTAACCACCGCGCGAGCCTTAGCAGGTACAGTAGTTAGCATATTGTTAGTGGCTTGAATAAACTCTTGCGCACCAGTTACTCGTGTACTCATTTATCAGCCTCCTTAACTATAATAGAACGTTTATTATCAATCGCCTGACTACCGTTAGCAACGTATTTAACCCCATCAATCAAGATGTAATCAAACGCTGATAACGGTGTCAATGAGCGAATAACCTGTATGTTTGCATCTGACACACCATAATCACGAATCATTCTATCATTATCCATGCTCGTAACGTTAACCGAATAAACAATTTTATTCTCCGTTACTGTTGGTTCATCATGATCCCACGGTTTGTCGCTCGTTTCTGATTGAACTTTAGTTACGAATGTGACTTCTTTGTTTAATATCATATAAACGTCACACTCCCATGCCTTGGTTTATAGAAGTCATCACCGTTTTTATATGCGTTGATTTCGCTCATATACGGCGTGAAATCGTCTTCCAGGAATGCTTGCGACAATCCTTCTTGGCTATAGCTAGTCATGCCCTCGTTTCCGATTCTAGCATATCTAGCACCAACAACATTTGTCACAATATATCCAAACTTATCAGGAACTTTAGTAGTTCCGAGTAATACATTCAAGCGAGCAGTCGTGATTGTTTCAATAATCTTTAACTTGTCAGCAATGCTTGTACCACTGTCAATTAATTTTAAATAATCATCTGCTGCACTCATTGTTTACTCCTATGATTCTGCGGTTTTAACTGGTGTATCTAACGTTACATTCGATTCATCAGTAGACTTTAAAAGATTGGGTTCAGCGGCATCAGATACTCGCTGAAGCGAACAAAATTGCTGGCTTGTTTGCTTCTGGAATGTATACTCCGTCTTTACCAGCAGCCTGTAATGCTACACCGTCGAAGTCTTCTGATTCAATAGTACGAGCAGTTGAAATTCCGATAAATGTACGTCCGACTTGATCAGGTGAGAAGATAACAGACTTTCCATCCATATAGGCATCGGGAACTTCGATAATTTTGAATCCCTTGAACATTACAACATTGTTGGTATCAACATTAGTAGCTGAGTTCTTAGCTGTGGTTGATAGGTTTGAATCAACAATTGCATTGTAGACAGTCGCATTTACGTATGCTGTGATTGGTACAGTCACTTCAAGTTGAGTGTACTTGTTTGATGCTGTGTTAAACAGTGCAACCACATCTGATGAATCAACACCGATATCTTTTCCAGCAGCTACTAACGCAGCTCCGCCGGCAACGTTTGAACGAGCGATTAATGCTTGTGCCTTTTCAACAAGACGGTCAGCAACGGCTTGTGTCAAATCTGCGTTAACTGTGTAGCGGTCAATTCCTTCGTGAATAGCCCATGGTGCGTTATAAGGTACATCTGTGTTTGCGTAAATAACTTCTTTACGTTCACCAAAACGTGATGAGTTAGCTGTTCCTGTACCGAATGCCGTGTTAGCATCAGTCGAATATGTTCCAATGACTGTAGGCATGTTGATAGTCTTCAATGAGAACGCTACAGCATTTTCACGAACGCCATCAGCAACTTGTAGTTCACCAAACGCATTAGCAAAGGCTGCACGCTTAGCAAAGATTTTTGGCAAAACGCCAACATATTGCTTTGAATAAATTTGTGTTTCAGACATTTCTTTTCCTCTTTAGAATCCAAGTTTTTTAGCTGCAGCAGCAAATGGATCGTCAGTATCTCCCAAATTAGAAGCAGAAGACTTAGGCTTCCCACCGTTGGTGCGCTTTGTAATTTCTTCGTTTGCTTGCTTTTGGATTACTTCTTTAATGGTAGAAATGAATTCATCAGTTGCTTTTGAATCCCCTAATGATAACAGTTTGTCCGATAGCTCAACTGGTAGCCCTGCTGTTGCTAATTGCTTAGTAATATCAGCGGACAACTCACGTTGCTTGATTGCTTCAGCACGTTCTGCCAATTCTTTGTTTTTAGCTTCCCACTCAGCTTGCGCTTTTTCATCTGCAGTCATCTTTGATTCTGCAAGTGCTTGCTTCTTAGCTTCTTCAACAATCTTATCTTGGTCTTGCTTAAACTTTTCCATCAAGTCATTACGAGCTTTGTCGTATGTGCTATCTTTCAAGGCTTGCAATTCTTTGGCTGTTAGTTGTTGAACGTCGTCTTGTGTTTGCTCTGATTCATTTTTTACATCAGGTGTTTCAGTAACTGTTGGTTCTTCTGCCATTATGTAGTTCTCCTTATTCACGCCAAGTCATACGCAAACGCCCACGACTCAACCCGATTATTATTTGTAAGTTAATCACGCACGAGCGTGCAAACGTTCCAACCCTTGCACCACTCCCACTTGCATAATTATAGCATATTAATGACTGTATATACAATACTGTGCATTTTATGCAAAATAAAAAAGCC